CGTCGGACATGTCGTTGCTATTGGGCGCCGGGCAGCAGCCTGAAAGAGATGGTTATCACCGCCCCGGACGGGGCCGTTATTCGCTATGACGCCGACGCTGGCGAGCTATCCGCTACGGGTATGAAGACCGCAAACCTTGAGGCGTCAGTCAGTGTGACGCTAAAAACCCCCGTTGTGGAATGTACGCAGCACCTGAAAGCCGCCACGTTTGAAATCACTCAGGGCGGGAAAATGACCGGGAGCGTTGAACACAGCGGCGGCAGCTTCACTTCAAACGGCGTACAGGTTGACAACCACGGTCACGGCGGAGTTAAGCCGGGCGATAGCTGGACACAGGGGACAAGATGACCGCACGTTACACAGGCATGAATCCGAACGGCACCGGAACACTGAACGATACCGATCAGCTATGGAACTCGGTTAACGACATTCTGTTAACGCCGCTCGCCAGCCGCGTCATGCGCCGCGATTACGGCAGTCTGATCCCGGATTTGATTGACTCGCCGCAAAACCAGACAACCCGCCTTCAGTGCATGAGTGCGGCGGTCATTGCGCTCACAAGGTGGGAGCCAAGAATTGCGTTAAACACTATTGATATTCGCTGGCTGAAAGACGGACGCGCCGAAGCGGAACTGTCAGGCACCATCACCGAAACCATGCAACCGGCACAGCGCACAATACCGTTAAGAGGGGGCAACAATGCCAACCGTTGACCTGTCACAGCTTCCGCAGCCGGCCATTATTGAGGCACTGGATTTTGAAGTGATCCTGGCGGAGATAAAGCAGTTCATGATAAGCAAATTCCCGGAAGAACTCCGCCCCGCTGTTACCGCTGCAATAAAGCTGGAGTCTGAACCGCTGAACATCATCGCGCAGGCCTTCGCATGGCGCGAATTGCTGTTAAGGCAGCGCATAAACGATGGCGCAGCGGCCTGTATGCTCAGTCATTCAGCCGCAACCGATCTGGATAATATCGCCGGAAATCTGGACACAGGGCGATTAGTGATTACGCCCGCCACGGACACCACCGACGCCGTGATGGAAAGCGACACGGCGCTGCGTATGCGCGCACAGGCGGCTTTTGACGGTTTAAGCGTTGCGGGGCCGTCAGGCGCTTATGAATACTTTGCCAGAAGCGCCAGCGGCAAAGTAGCAGACGCCAAAGCGACCAGCCCGTCTCCAGCCGTTGTCGTGCTTTCTGTTTTGTCAACAGAGGGCGACGGCACCGCCACGCCTGAATTACTGGCGACCGTAACAGATGCACTTTCTGCCGAAGACCGCCGCCCCATAGGCGACCGACTGACGGTGCAAAGCGCGGAGATAGTCAATTACAACATCAACGCAAAACTCTTTTTTTATCCTGGCCCTGAATCGGAGCCCATACAGAACGCCGCGCATGACGCACTACAGACATGGATAGCACTTCAGGGAAAAATAGGCCGTGATGTTGCACGTTCGGCCATTATGGCGGCGCTGCATGTTCAGGGGGTTCAGCGCGTCGAACTGACGGAACCCGCAACGGATATCGTTATCAACGACACCCAGGCGGCCAGATGTGTATCTGTCACCCTGGAAAAAGGTGGGACCGATGAATAATAACCTTCTTCCACCGTCCGCCAGTGGCTTTATGCGAAGCGCTGAACAGACCACGACGCGGCTTGATGCTATCCCTGTCGACCTCAGAAAGCTGTGGAACCCCGACGAATGCCCTGTTGCCCTTCTGCCCTATCTGGCGTGGGCTCTGTCTGTGGACAGATGGGACAAAAACTGGCCGGAAGAGACGAAGCGAAAGACGATAAAAGCCTCATGGGAGATTCACCAGAAAAAGGGCACCATACGCGCGCTTCGTAATGTTGTTGAACCCTTTGGCTATTTAATCAGGGTTATAGAATGGTGGCAGGAAAACGGCACACCCGGCACATTCCGTCTGGAGATTGGCGCATCAGAAGACGGCATAGACGCCGACACCTACTACGAAATGGAACGCCTGATAGCCGACGCCAGGCCGGTAAGCCGCCATCTCGTTGGCCTGAACATCATACTTGAAGCCTCCGGCGAAATGTTTACGGGCGGCGTGTCTTACATTGGCGACACCATCACTATTTATGCGGAGTAGAACACATGCCTGCATCCCCGAAATTTAAAACAATAATTACCGACTACGGCAAACAACGGCTTATTGCTGCAATGTCACCTGGCGGAACAAAACTCACACTAACTCAGATGGCTGTTGGTGATGGCGGCGGCAACCCCACCAATCCGGATACAACCAACACCACGCTGATTAACGAAGTCTGGCGCGCCGCTGTTAACTCAGTCTCCGTGGATAAAAAGCACTCCAACATCATCATCGTGGAACTGTTGATTCCGGCAGAAGTTGGAGGGTTCTGGATACGCGAAGCGGGGATCTACGATGAATTTAATAAACTGGTTGCCATCTGTAGTCTGCCTGCCAGCGAAAAGCCATTACTGGAACAGGGATCGGGGCGAGCACAAACGGTACGTATGACGCTGGTTATCAGTGATCTGTCGACTATTAATATCACCATCGACTCAACAACGATAATCGCCACTAATGACTATGTTGATAACAGCCTGAAAGAGCATGAGAAATCACGCAACCATCCTGACGCCACCCTGACCGACAAGGGCTTCGTTAAGCTCTACAGCGGCGTTACCAGCATAGATGAAACAATGGCCGCCACGCCAAAAGCGGTCAAAATAGCGATGGACAACGCCAGCGCGCGCCTTGCCAAAGAGCGTAACCTCGCGGACCTGACTAATGTTCCGCTGGCCCGTCAGTCCCTCCAGCTCGGTAACAGCGCCACCCTCAATGTTGGCACCACACAAGGCACCGTAGCCGCAGGTGACGACAGCCGCATCACTGGAGCCATGCAAAAAGACCAGAACGGCGCGGATATTCCTGACAAGGGGTTATTCTCCCAGAATATCGGTGCGGCAGTGGCGTTCAGTGGCGGGTTTAGTATCGGTGGCGACAGTAATCCGTGGACCACAGCGGAGTTTATCTCCTGGCTTGAGTTGATGGGCGCATTTAATCACCCGTACTGGATGTGTAGGGGCTCATGGTCTTACGCTTTAAACAAAACCATCACAGATACTGGCTGCGGAAATATCTGTCTGGCTGGTGCCGTTGTAGAGGTAATGGGGTTTCATAACGCACTGACAATACGCGTCACAACCCCCACAACAACGTCAGGAGGAGGGGTTGCCAGCGCTCAGTTTACCTATATCAATAACGGTGATGGATATGCTCCGGGCTGGCGACGAGAGCTTATCCGTACCGGCGACGAGATGACCGGTAACCTGACGCTCCGCAGCGATGACCGGATGCACTTTATGATTGCTAACGCTGACGGTTCGGTTCGCGCTTATATCTATAAGGACAAAGATGATACTGGCATTCACATCAACAATGGCGCTGATGGTTACGGGGATTTTGTTTTCGGTAAAGACAGCATCCTTTACGTACCATTCGCAGTCCGTACAGGCGGCAGTAGGAAGCTTGCTATTCAGTCCGATAACAATTCAGCATTAAACGCCACATTTAATTTATGGGGTGACGCAAACAGGCCCACAGTGATTGAACTGGACGACGATCAGGGCTGGCACCTGTACAGCCAGCGAAATCTTGATGGCTCAATTCTGTTTACGGTTGATGGCGATATTATGGCTAACCGTAAACTGAATGTGGGTGCTGCTACGTTCTCCAGCGATGGCAATGTTAACGGTACTGTCTGGGGTGGCTGGCTGAATGACTGGCTTAATAACATTTTCGCTAGTCGTTTCGTCCGGGACGTGCGAGCGGGAAACGTCGAAAGCGCTCAGGTCTGGCGGGCATACGGTTATAATGACCAGGCTCCCTACGTTATTACAGGTGTTATAAATAGTAACACTGACGACTTAATCGATAATCTGACTCGCCGACCTCTTCAGAAAAACATCAACGGTATCTGGTACAACATTGACTTTATTTAATGAGGTGAGATATGACGTTGCAATATTTTAAAAATTTCACACTATATGCTCCTGTTCCTGATGAAAATAATAAAATCCCTCTACGCAAAGGGGCTAAATTCTTTAAATCAGAAGACGGGCATGACTGGTATGAATGTCAGAAATTATTTTCCCCTGACACAATCAAAATCGCGCATAACAGTGCGGGGGTTATTGTATCCATCGGGAGGGATGTATCAGGATTCTGGCCGGAGGGGAAAAGTATTGCTGAGGTTCCCGATACCACTGCTAACCGTCGCGTTGATATCTCCGGTCGCTGGGGCTTTGATGGTGAAAATATTATTGACCTGATGACACTGGAAAAAGCCCGCGAGCAGAAAACCCGCGAGATTGACGCATGGCGCAACAGGCAGGAAAACGGCAGCGTTACGTTTACCTGGAATAATCATTCATGGGATGCCAGTAAAGCGTCACAAGACCGGTTAGCGCCCGTTCTGGTCGTGGCAAAGTCAGGCCAGTTGCCGGAGGGTTTTTTCTGGACTGACGCGAATAATGAAGACGTCCCTGTTACCGTTGACGACCTTACCGCTATTGATGCAGGTATGACGCAGGCAATGGTCATTCAGGGGTTTAAAATCCATGAGCGCCAACGGCAAATGAAAAAGGATATATATGAATTAACCAAAGTTAGTGACATTCTAAATTATCCCGTAGGCTGGACTGATAATAACGGTAATTAAATAAAACAACGCCCGGACTAACGGGCGTATATAGATAGTTTTTATTGCAGACTGCCGTATGGAAGAGGATTCTTCAATAGATTTTTCTGCTTTAATTTATTTTTTATCTTCTGAGTCAGATTAATCTCTATGTATTTATGTGTAAAGTGAGCTGCTAGTATCGAAATCCCGACAGCCAGCAACACGGATGGAATCATTTTAAAATCCGAATCTCCGAAAGCCCCAACTCTTTTTACCACAGCAAGACCGACTGCACTATGGAGCAGATATAACGAAAATGAGATATTTCCCACATAAGTCAAAAAACGGGGGATAAATGCCAGCAATAAAGACTCCCCCAGCGTGAGGACGAGAACAAAGAGCCCCAAAACAAGGGAACTTTTTCTGTCCAACGCATGGATGTTATCAGTATATATACCCCAAACAATGTATACTAGTAGAGCGATAGCACTAATACCTGATAATAAATCTATTTTTCTTGAAGGATAATTTTGTTTTATTTTGATGTACAGCCAGCCAACTATAACCCCAATAATAAACTCCAGTAGAAGAGGGTTTGTCAGAAAACCGAAGTATGGAGATGAAAAAGGATAACCTTGTACATTTATTGCTGGTTGGTATCCTGCTATCACAGGTATGATGCTGGTTACCAGAATGCCCCAGGTGACAAGAGCCAGAACTCGGTGTTTAACCAGCAGACATAAAGAGAACACAAGGTAGAAATAGATTTCGTAGTTGAGTGTCCATCGAATATTATACGTACCACCATCGTCAATGTAGAGTGGAGGTGTAGCGGTTTTGTATAATGTGAATGTCAACGCACTTAAAATGTTTTGCACTTTGTCTGGATAATGAAAAGTGCTCATAGCGCCTTCAAGAAGAAAAGCTATGACAAGACAAAGATAGTATAACGGAATGATACGTATTACCCTGTTAAGCAAGAACCGAACCAGAGATGCTTTCCCTCGCATATAATTCCAGGTAGTATAAACCATTATAAAACCGCTAATAATGAAGAAAATATCAACACCGATAATTCCAGGGCTAAACACTTTATCCCATATTGTAGGGTTTCCTTTAGCTCCATCATTCAGAAAGCCTCTATAATGGAACAACACAACCAGTAACGCAGCAATGCCACGTAAAGCTTGCAGAGAGTTTAACTTTGAGCGCATAACATCCATAACATCCCCTCAAAAAGGCCTCCTTATCGCACAGGCAGATCAAAAATTACCATGAGCAGATTCACAACTCCTGCAATCCTTGAAATGCTGGACCATTATTTATGGCGCGTATACGAGCCTTTTGAATTTTACCTTAGCGATGACAACAGCGACGTAATCAGCGTACCAGCCGGATTTATCACTGACCTCGCCAGTGTGCCGCGCATCTTCTGGACACTCCTTCCCCCAGATGGCAAATACGCTAAAGCCGCAATTATTCACGATTATCTCTACGACAATGCGTTACGCACGAAGCGGGAAGCCGATTTGATATTCCTGGACGGGATGACGGCGCTCGGTGTGCCGAAGTGGAAACGCACGATCATGTATTGGGCGGTGCGGTTATTCGGCAGGGGAAACTACCGCCGCCACCAACAGACGGCGTAAAGCCCTATAACAGCCCGGAAGCCGCCCCACTAACTGAATCATACGCCGCGCTGGCTTTATCCTTCAGGCCGTTCAGTAAATCACTGACCGAAGACGACTGTAACCGCTCGCGCATATCTTCATCGCACCGCTGAAAACTTATCGAAAACTCAATCTTTTTTGCCTTCCCGTAGCGGTCGAGTTCCGAGCGTGTCGTTTGCAGTCCGGTAATAACATACATGCCGTAAATTTGCCCCACACCATCAATCAGGGGCCACGGTCGCCCCGTATAGGCCTGCGTGGTCAGTACCGAAAGTGACACCTCACCGCCCGTAATTTCCGGGTAGAGAACCCCGGAAAGCGTGATTTGATCGTTTCCCGCGCCGATGTACTGCCAGCTTGCCGAGCGGTTAATGCGCTCGTTTTTAACGTGCCGCCAGGTCTTGTGTTGTTGTAGTTGTTGATGTGGAAGCGTCTTCAACTCAAAAACAAACATGCCGTAAACCATCATCATAACGTCACCTCACTTAATCACTATCCAGGAAGCTGGCGCGCCCGGTTCGGGTTAATTTATTCAGTTCGGCTTTCACCGCTTCACCAACCATTCTCGCCAGTTCGCGGGGGTTCTGCGTCACCACGTTATGCAGGTGAACGTGAATATCACCACCAAACCCCGCCGCCGCAGCGGTACGCCCGCTATTCCCACCAACCGGACGGCGTATCGCCTCAACAACCGGACGGGAAGCAGCGGCGACCACAGGGGCAAGTTTCGGCGCAACAGTAATACGCGAAGCGGCAAGCCGGGATTCCTGCCACTCCCCGCGAACGGCCAGCGCACGCGGCAGATTTTTAAACACAATATCGCCAGGGCCGATACGTTTCGTGTTATCGGCGGTAGCCTTCGTGTTGTCAGCGATATTACTCAACCGGCGAAGCGTACCCTGATCGGGCGTCAGCGGCTTATCTGTGCCGGGCGGCGTTGTGGTTCCTGTATCGACTTTTTTTGGTGCGACTTTTGCCAGATCGCCCACAAGAAGAGAAACTTTGGTATCAAGCAGCTCGTTGCGCTTTAGTTCTTCCGCTTTCTGACGGGCGCGCTCAATACCGTCAGGAATAAGCCCCAGCTTCTCAAGTACCCAGCCAAGCGAATCAAGTAGCAACGTCATCGGGCCAAGAACCAGCGTCTGAATAAAGCTCCCTACTACCTTACCGAAAGTTTTTCCGGCACTGGTGCATTTTTCCAGCATCTCTTTTGACGTGGTGGCTGGTTCCAGCAGACGTTTAAACCAGTTCCAGACGGATTTGATCCCGTTACCGATCGCCTCAAACACCGGCGATAAAGCGGAAAACGTTTCCCGCAGCGGCGTAAGCGCCTCCCATACTCCCGCAAAGAACCCGGCAAAAAATGCCTTAATCGGTTCCCAGTATTTCCAGATAAGCAGACCCGCCGCCACGAACGCCGCCCCGATAAGTCCGATCGGAACGAACGCCGCCCCGATAAGTCCGATCGTCCGATCGGACTCAGCAACAGCGACAGCGCACCACCCAGCATGGAGAATGCGCCGGTAATAAGCCCACCCAGCGACGGCAGTAAAGACAGTCGCGGAATAAGCCCGGTAAGCCCGCGGGAAAGTGATTTGATCGCCATCCCCGGCGATTTGAATACGGTAGCCCAGCCCTTCACACTCCCCATCGGACTCCCGACCACCGCCCGCAGTTGGGTAAAAAGCGGAATGGCGCGCCCAAGCCCTTTAGTACCAGTCAGTAACGCGAAGCCAAGTTTCAGTTTTGCCACTGGCCCCAGCAACAGCCCGATAGCCAGCGACAGACCGCCAGTAATCGCGGTAACGGCCAGCGCACTACCGCCGACAGTCAACAGCGCCTTCGTCAGACCGGGATTTTCCCGCGCCCATGCCGTCATCGCGCCGACAACGTCGCTAATCCCCTGAACCAGTCCACGTAACGGCCCATCAACAAGCTCTTCAATCTGAATACGGAACCCTTCCCACGCGCTATCCAGATTCTTCAGATCGCCGTCGAGGTTGTCGGCCATCTTTTTGGCAACCGTCGCCGCTTCCCCCTGCGCCTTCTTCAGTTCCCCGATTAATTTTTGCAGTTCACCACTGCCCGCAGACTGGACTAAAGCCTGGAAGGATTTGGCGGCTTCTTCTCCGGCAATATCTTTAAAGAAGGACAGTTGATCGACGTCGCCGTACTTACGGACGGCTTTATAAATATCAGCCAGAACCACTTCGGCGGGCTTCATTTTTCCGGTTGAGTCAGCAACGCTAACGCCAAGCTCCTTCAGTGCGCTTGCGGCCTTATCGGTTGGTGCAGCCAGACGTGAAAATGTCGTTTGCAGTCCTGTACCGGCGATACTGCCGCGTAGCCCCACGTTCGCCATTACCCCAATCATGGCGGTTGTCTGTTCCACACTGACGCCAAGCCCCGCCATACCCGTACCGGCATATTTCATCGCTTCGCCAATACTGGACAGATCGGTGTTGGTGCGGGTAAATGCGGCGGTCAATACGTCACTGACCCGATCCATCTCTTTGGGATCGAGGTGGAATTGCGAAAGAATATTTGAACCAATATCCGCCGTTTCCCCTAAATCCATGCCACCTGCAAGCGCCATATTCAGCACGCCGGGCAACGCAGCCTGTATGGACTGTGGGGTAAAACCAGCCATTGCTAAAAACGCCTGACCGCTGGCGGCATCCCTTGAGGTGAATTGCGTTTCCGCGCCCAGCTTTTTGGCCTGTTCACGCAGCGCCGTAAACTGCGGATCGGACTTATCCAGACGGGTAAGCGCCCCCACGCGGGCGACCTCCCGATCGAAACTCACAGCAGGCGCCAGGAAGCGCCCGGCACCATAACCAGCAGCAGTGGCCGCACCCAGCGCAACAGCTCCGCCCCCGCGCAGCTTTCCGGCGACCTGTTGCGTGCGGTCATATTGCGCCCGCGCCTTTGTTACGCGCGCCAGCATCTGCCGCTCATGCTCCAGCGTCTGGTTATACTGCTCAGTACGCCGTATGGCGCTTTGAATAGTCCGGTCACTGCCTGACAGCGTGATGCCGTGTTTCACCATCTCGCGGGTAGCTTCCCGCAGCTTCTCTTTCTCGCGCGTGTGCACCTCATTCAGGCGGTCAAGTTTTGCCGCCAGTTGCGCTATATGCTCACGCTGTTTGTCAGTCATGGCGTTACCCGCCTGTTGTGACTGCCTCAGCCCGTTAAGCTCGCGCTGCGTCTTCTGAATTTTTTCAGTCGTTTTAGTGAAGTTCTCGCGCAGACGGGAAAACGCCTTTGACTGCGTGCCAAGCGTTTTAATATCGGTCTGGGTTTTTTTGAGGGAATCAGCAAGACCGCCCACGCTTTGGCGGGCAGTCTCTACAGGACGGGTGAGTTTATCGATCGCGCTGAAAGAAACGCGGATATCAAGATTTTTCATTGTCGCGGGCACCACTTCTGAGCGCCGCCCGCTCACGCCAGGCCACCACTTCTCCCGGATTCATCATGAAGATTTCAGCAGGCGGCCAGTTAAAAACAACGGCGATATCAGCAACCAGATCTTCAATCCGGTCAAACTTAACCACCGTGATTAGTCGTCCGTCTCCGCCCCGTTCGGTACTCCAGAGGCCGTAGGCGTCAAAAAAGGGACGATGGCCGTGGACAGCGCGATAAAATCAGACGTCGCAAGCTTTGCGATCTCGCTCTCTTTCAGACGCGGAGACGTCACGCGTGTAAACAACGTCACCAGGGTATCCGTTTTCATGTTGAGCACGTCTGACAAAGACAGCCCGCGCAGTGAGCCGGATTGTTTGATAGCGTCGCCAATCTCCACATACGTAATCGTTTCATCCCCGCGCACAATCGGCTGGGCCAGCGTAACCCCCTTCACCGGGGCAGTGGCTTCAGTGGTGGCTTCAACGCCATATTCGGCAGATTCTTTTTTCATCTTCATTTCTCCTGGCGGCACACAGTACCGCCGTTAAGTTAATCAGTTCATACCCAGCGCAGAACGGGCGCGATCGGGGATCATGTTCTTGCCGTTTATCTTGTAGATGAAATTCAGATCATCAATTTCGATGAAATCCTGGTCATCAATGGACAGCTTGTAATAAGTGTTTTTAATGGCGTAGGTGTGCGAAGTATCCTCACCCTGTTTGACCTCACCCATATCAATTTCGGTCATGCGCCCGCGCATCTCAATTTCACACACGCGGCTGTCGCCACTGGTGTACAGATACCCGACAAAACGCAGTTTCAGCTCGTCGATGTCGCCGCCGTACTTCTTGATAACGCCGGGCATAAAGCCGCCAAAAACGGCGGTGGCATCCAGCGCACCATCATCAAGACCGAGATCAACCGCAACTGACCCCATCATGCCGCCGCCGCGAAAGTTTTCGGTCTTGCGCGTCAGTTTGGGCAGGGTGACAGACGTCACTTTGCCGATCTCGTTTTCCCCGTCAACAAAGCAGGTAAAAAACTGGATTTTATGTGGAACAGCCATTTACACACCTCCCAAAGACGCAAATGCAGGCCCGAAGAACTCATCCGTGAACGTCTGGTACAGCGTCATATCTTCCAGCGGCGGAACCGGCGTATATTTGTAGCGAATACGCACGCGTCCCTGTCGTAGCTCCGTCGTGCTGTTATCCACCACGTCATACCAGCATGACGCCCCGATAAGCCGCCCTGACGTCACCAGCGCGCTTAGTTTCGCCCGTATGCCGCTCAGAACATCCTTAACGTTAACGGGCGTCAGCGGCTCGTCTATCGCCTCAAATTGCGCTTCTGCGATAGTGTCAGCCAGTACTTGCGCGGTACGCGTATATACCTCAAAGATATAGGCATTGGTATCCGTTGAGCGGTCGCCCCAGAACCGGAAACCATTACGCTTAATCAGCGTGGTGATCTCCTTGTTGTTAAGCGCGTTGGCGTCGCTATCCTCAGCCTGAAGCGACCAAAACACCTGTTTTGAAATCCCCAGCACGTTTTTCACCGGCACGTTAGACAGCGATTTGTGCCATCCCTGCTCGTTATCAATCAGCGCCCGCAGACCGCACGCATACGCCGGGGCCGGGAAAACTTCATTCTGGCCAGACGCCGGGTTATAGGCGATAAAGTCAGGCCAGATAAGCATCAGTTCGCGATAGGCAAAATCAGCCCGGTACGCGATGGCCTCCGCCATCGTGGCGCAACCGTTGCATCCGGCATACACAAACGCCCGCAGCTTCTCAGCAATCACGCACAGAGACGCCGTTACCTCTTTCGTGTCGAGATCAGGCGCAGCCAGAATGCGCGGACGGTAGCCGATGTGTTCATCCTGTTCGGCAACCAGCAGCGCATACATCCCCGTATAACTGCCGTCCGCCTCCGTTCCGCCAATCACAAGCTGCGATTGCGTCTTCTCGCCTTCGCCTTCCTTTGCGGCAGGGACGCGCACGACAATCACTTTCGTACTGACCTGATCGGCAATGGCCTTAAGGGATTTATACAGAGTGCCGGTAGTGCCGGTTTTGCCAAGCACATCATTAACCCGGTTAAACAGGACGGGCTTATTCAAAGGGAAAGTACCCGCATCAGCATCATCAGCCACGGCAACAATCCCAATGACACTGGAATCAATGTCATTAATGGCCGTGACCAGGTCAGTGTTTTCCCTGATGCGCGCACCGTGAAAACGTTGTTCACTCATGTTTTTCACCGTTGCGGTTGTTGAGGTTCCCCGTGATAATCCGCCATCTTCCCCGCCGTCGCACTAAACCCGAGTTCTTCCCGTACGGCGACAACAAAAAGGGGTTACGGCTTCCCGCGTGCGCGTGTGATCCTTCGGGCAACGGAGGGCCGGAAAACATGACACCCACAGACGCCATCACACTAAAAATTAACAGCTACACGGACACCCTGAATGACGCGGTGAAAGTGCCGGATTTCAGTATCACTTTGGAAAAAACCAAAGGCGAACCGGACGAACTGGACGACCTCAACAAACGGGTTATGTCTCTTTCAATGACCGATAACCGGGGCTTCGAAGCCGATCAGGTGGTTATCAGCGTGGACGACGCAGACGGCGGGGTGTGGCTTCCGAAGCGCGGAACAAAGCTTGCCGTATCGATCGGCTGGAAAGGTGAACCCCTGATTTACAAGGGGCTGTATGTCGTTGACGATATTTCGCACGAAGGCCCGCCAGACCATCTTGAAATCACCGCCAGCAGCGCCGATTTTCGCGCCGAGTTCAACGTGAAACGGGAAGTCTCCTGGCATGATGTGACCGTCGAGCGTGTCGTATCCGCCATCGCTCACCGCTACGGGCTGAAAGCGCAGATAAGCGAAATGTTGATGGATATCGAAATAGACCACGCCGACCAGACCCAGGAAAGCGATATGTCGTTTCTTACCCGTATGGCGGATATGCTGGGCGCTATCGCCACGGTCAAGAACGGTAGCCTGTTATTCATTCTGCCGGGCGGCGGCGTCACGGCAGACGGCAAAGCACTGCCCTCTTTCGCCCTGACCCGCAGCCACGGCGACAGACACCGGTTCCGCATTTCAGACAGACAGGCCTATACAGGCGTAAAGGCGTACTGGCTGGATCTGAACTTCGGCAAAAAAAAGAAAGTGAGTGTTAAACGCCGCCACAAGCCCGCAAAGCCAAAAAAAGAGAAAAGCAGCAGCCGCGAAGGGGATTACATGGAAGGCGCAGACGGCAACGTTTACGTGCTGCGCAAGACCTACCAGAACGAAGAGGCCGCGAAGCGTGCCGCCGCCGCCAAATGGCAGCAGCTACAGCGCGGCGCAGCGGAGTTTTCCATTACGCTGGCGCGTGGACGTGCAGACCTCTACCCCGAAATGCACGGCTCCGTGTCTGGCTTTAAAACCGATATCGATAACGAAGACTGGGTCATTTCCAAAGCGGAACACACCATTGACGACAACGGATTCACAACACACCTTGAGCTGGAATTAAAAATTCCTGAATGGATAGCAGAAAAGGAATAACTGGAATAATATAAACGGCAGACCCACCCCAGCATGAGGATCTGCCCTTGTTCCCCTGCCCACTATGCGGTGCATCATCCAGAACCCGAACCAGCCGAATGGAAAACAAGGAAAGAACCATCAGACGGACTTACTACCAGTGTAATAACCTGGAATGCGGCGTCTGCTTCTACACCCTCCAGTCCGTCATCGGCCTTGTCGGAAAAAATAAGACCGAAGACAAATCCATTCCGTGGGAAGATTTCCCCAAAAGTCACCGGGGCCGCAATCAACTTAACTTCGATCTCGATCAGAAAGACGAAACAGCCGAATCAGACAAAAAATAGTTTTAAGTAGCGGGACGGCGGGAAATCAGTAGAATAGTCGCGGGTGCCTTCGACGCTGGTCGGAGGTTCGCCAAAGGCCAGAAAGACGAAGGCCCCGGAAACATTACTGTTAACCGAGGCCGTCCATTTCTACCTAAGCAATAGAAAGGATAGTGCCTCTCCGAAAAAGGAGCAAGCGCTATGTCGCAAAAACCGTTACTGGTCGTCACAATTTTGATTGCGGCGATCCTGATCCTTTCAGTTTTACGCGGCTCGTTATGCGAGCTACACATGAAGCTGGGAGGTGCGGAGTTTGCGGCGTTCTTGCGGTGTGAACCGTAAGGAAACCGCGACCGGGGAGTAATCCCCGGTTAAGGAAACCGCGACCGGGGAGTAATGGAGTAATCCCCGGTCATTCGGTTGTTGAAGGTGGCGATCGTAAGGCACCCTTTCTAATCAGGACATGAACATTATCACAAAAAATCAAAGCCCGCAGGGAATGACCTTGCGGGCTTTTTTATGCAATGCGTATCAAATGCGGCCTTTTTGTGGTCAAGTTAAAAACAAAACACAGTAAAATCAATCAATTAAATCAAAAATAAAGGCCGCGAAAGCGG